TCCTAATAAAGATTCTACAAACCAACAATTTTCAGGTAATAATAAATACTATATATATAGATCAGGTGAATATGCTACTCCTATTTTATATTCACAAACCGGAAGTGACTCAGGGAGGATAGGTATATTGAATTTTACACAAACTCCAACTGTTGTTACAATAACTAATGATTGCCAAACCTCCGTTTTAGCACTTACTTCTTCTCTATATAATTCTCTATACAAAATATATTCAGGCTCAATCACTTCAAGTAATCCAATTTCCCCAAATGATCTTGGTACCCCATGGATTCCTATGGTATGGAATAGTAGTTCATTTATATCTGCTAATCCTGCATCTTCTAACTATAGTCCATTAGCAGCGGGTAGTGTTTTATTTAGATCAAGCTCAGTTACAAATTTAAACAATGGAGAATCTATAAAATACGGATGGTTTTTATTAGGAACAACATCTACATATTTAGTTAATGCTAATGTAAAATTAAAAATCAAAACTAATCCTAATATTCCCCAAACTATATCTGGAGGAAAATTATCATTTGTTTTTTATAAAAAAGATCTTTCATCTCCTCCAACTAATCTTTATCCATTCTTCGATGCAGATTTTTCTTATAATTCTGTTTTTAAATTCGTCTCATATAATGTATCTTTATCCCCAGGAAATGCAAATATATATGATATAGAATTTGACTCGGATCTTTTTGAACCATTTACTGACATCGAAGATTTATCGGTATTAGCTAAATTTGATTTTAATATGGATATTTCTTCTTTATCCCCCTTTTCAGAACCATATTTTCTTATAGAAGGAGGTGCATTTTCTTTAATTCAAACTCCTTCTCCAAATAATCAAAGTATTTCATATTCTGATGCAGCCTATATTCTCAGCATTACAGACCATTCTAATCCAAATTATTCTTTAATTACATTTAATAGTAGTTTTTCTTTAGTTTATAATAAATTATATCCCCAACTATCTGGATCAGGATATGATCCCACAATATACCCATTTAAAATCCTCCCTGAATCCCCAGATACTTTACCTTCATCAGAATTTGAAATTAGATTCGCAGCTAATGAAAATCTAGTTTTTCCCATATTACAATCTTATTTTAATAATTTAGGAAGATTAGTTTTAAAAGTATATAGAAATAATACTTCATTATCATCATTAAATAATACTCTAAGACAATCATTTTTAATTAGACGTTGGATTCCAAGAGCAGGATACATATATTTAAATGTTGCGGCTGATTTAGGTGCAGGTATAGTAAAACCTGAATTTATAACAGACGAAATACAAGCTAAATTACCTGAAATAGTTAAAGATTTAACAGATAAAGGTTTAATTACTTAAAATTAATCATATTTATAATAAAATAAAAAACAAATGGGATATTTAAATAATAGCGTTATAACAGTAGACGCAATTTTAACTACAAAAGGAAGACAGTTATTAGCACAAAATGATGGTTCTTTTCGAATTACTCAATTCGCACTAGCAGATGATGAAATTGACTATACAATGTATAATCCCAATCACCCATCTGGATCTTCATATTACGGTGAAGCAATTCTAAATATGCCTCTATTAGAAGCATTTCCTTTAGAAACTCAAATTATGAAGTATAAATTAGTTACTTTACCTAGAGGAACAGCCAAATTACCCATATTATCTATTCCCCCAATTATTGCTCAGGCTCAAGGTTCATCTTATTCTATTACTCCTCAAACATTAAATTATTTTGGAGGAAATACATTTGAATCTGCAGGATATACTTTTACTACTTCTGATGTGCGTTTATTTAGTACATTTGAAGGAGTAGGTATTAATACAACTTCTGCTCAAACATTAAATTCTACAACTACATTAGGTACTAGTGTTTCTAAAACAGTTATAGGTACATCTTTGAATATGAGATTTACTACTGTTAATACATTATTTGGAACTAATAATAATAAATTATATGCTACATTAACTGTAGAAGGTAGAGATAGCGGAGCAAGAGTAACAATTCCAGTAGAAGTAACAAAAGCATCATAAAAAATAATATAAAAATATATGTCATTTAATCGTTTAGCACCTGAAGATTTTGTAGTAAGTTCTGACTCAATTACATCCACATTATGGTCAGGTGGAGCAGTAACCTTAACAAGTTTCTTTACCTCATCAAACCAACAAGCTGGATCATCGGGAGATTTTTATTTAAATATCTACCAATCCAATCCTATTTCTGCAGCCGATGCCGAAGTACAATTTGCTATTGCTTATGGTAATAAACAAGGAAGTGGAAGTTCTTGGTATAATGGAGCGGTACCGGGTGCTTCTCCCACTAGAACTACTTATGGTCAATATAGAACATTAGTTCTAGGAGATGAAAATACAGATTTTGTTTTTGGAAATATCACAGCATCTGAATTTTGGGCAATTTCAATTGATAGAACTCGCTATAAACAATCATTATTTCCTGGTTCAATGACACTACTACTTTCAGGATCTGGAGGAGTAATATCATTAACAGATAATAGTCAATATGCTATCTCTACTATATTTAATGATGCTGGACGAGTTTTTCAATTAGTTAGTGGATCAGCAGGAACTCTTTATTCAGGTTCAGGAGTAGATGCAAATGGATTTAGTCCTTCATCAGGATCATATGGATATTTCCTCCCAGATATTGGAACAATTATATTAAATCCACTTGCATTATCTGAATCTATTCATTTGTCTCCTAATAGATCTTCAAATTCAAATGGAGATAATTACCAAAGATTATATAGCGCTATTAGTTCATCAAATGCCTCATTTTTTCAATTAAATAGTCAAGAAACAATTTCATCTGATTATATATTCGTTAGAGTTAGAAATGCTGAACTTAACTACTCACAAAATCCTAGTTATATTTCTGGAAGTACAGGTGAGCTAATTTATAATTCATTTATAAACAACCCACAAACATTTCCAACAACAATTGGTTTATATAACGACAACAACGAATTACTAGCTGTTGCTAAACTTTCAAGACCACTATTAAAAGATTTCACAAAAGAAGCACTAGTAAGAGTTAAATTAGATTTCTAAAATCAATGAGCGCTTACAAGCAACTTTTAACTTCTGATATAATTGTTACTCCATTTGAGGTAAGCAAAGAGTTTACCTTTAATGGAGGCAGTTCTTTAGTTGATCCAAACGTAGGAATAGATAGACTATTAGGCCAAAATATAGTTGGAACTTTATTTAATCCCTTATCTGATCCTACCACAGGAAATTTAGGAACCCAATATCGAAGATTAGTTTATAGTTCAATCAAGGAACTCTACTATTCAAATTATTTAAGTTCTAGTTATGGAGATACAGTTAATCAACCAATTTTAATCCCAGGTAGAGATGAAGAAGGAAATCGATTTGTAGGTTCTACAAATAATCCACAATTCGATAACTATCTTCAAACCACCCTTACCTATCCAAAATTTTTTCCAACTTCGTCTGGAGCATATGTGGGAGTTATTTCAATCCCTGCTCGTTTATTTGGAGATTATATTAAACCAAATACATTTAATTTTAAAGCAGGACCAAATTCTTTAGCAGATGATGGAGAAGGAAATATATTACTTAATGGAGACTCAATAATAGGAAATATATTTTATCCTCATGGGGTTATTACTATAACTTCTTCTTCATTTGGTGTTATAAATTCATTTATATCAAATGCTGATGTAACTTGTTCATTTAACAGTTCATATAAAATTTATGAAACACAATATAAATGTACAATTAGAGAAAACGAATATAATTTAACTTTAAATCCAAGTATTATATCAGGTAGCAATTCAGCTAGTTTAGGTATCCCATATGGATTTATAACTGAATCGTATTTTTCACCTTATATTACTACAGTTGGACTATATGATGAACAGCAAAATCTATTAGCAATAGGTAAATTAGCACAACCATTACCTTCATCCCCAACAACAGATACAACAATATTGATTAACATAGATAGATAATGTGGTTATACGAAAATAAAGTTATAGATAAAATAGAAGATTTTAAAGAAGGAACATTTGGTTTTGTTTATAAAATTACTAACAACGAAACAGGTAAATTTTACATTGGTAAAAAACAATTGATTTCAAAAACTAATGTTAAATTAGGTAAGAAAGAAAAAGCAGCTCTTCCAACTCAACGTGGTAGAACTCCAACTAAAAAATTAGTAGTTAAAGAAGCAGATTGGCAAAACTATTGGGGCAGTAATAAACCATTACTCGAAGAAATAAAATCTTCAAATAAAGATAAATTTACAAGGGAAATACTAATAGTATGTTCCAGTAAAAAACTCCTAACATATTGGGAAGCAGCATATCAAATGAAACTAGATGTATTATTAATAGACAGCTATAATGATACCATCTTAGGACATTATTATAAGAAAGACTTTTCAAACTAGGATATCCAAGATATCCTTTATATATTAAACAAGTTATGGAAAATACTGCGTTAATATATTTGATTGATTCAATTTTAGGTAAGAGTAAATCCACATCTAAAGGTAATAGAGCGTATCATTGTCCTGAATGTAAACACCATAAGTTAAAACTCGAAGTTAATTTAGATGAAACATCTCCACATTTCCAATCATATAATTGTTGGACGTGTGGTTTTAAGGGTAAAAAATTAACAACTTTATTTAAAAAAACAGAAGCGGATTTCGACAAAGTAAACCAATTAAAACTATTAGTTAAATCTATTCCAAAAGATTTTGAAGGAAAAGTAGTTGAAAGTAAAAAAGCAATACTACCTAAAGAATTTATTTCATTAATTAATCCTCCAAGTAGTTTAACAGCAAAACACGCTTTACACTACTTAAAAACTCGAAATATAACTAAAGAGGATATAATTAAATACAATATAGGATATTGTGAGTTTGGGAATTATTCAAACATGATTATTATCCCTTCATACAACTCAGAAGGAAATCTAAATTATTTCACTTCCAGAAATTTCAATAAAAATTCTACCATCAAATATAAAAATCCAGATGTATCAAGAGATATAATTGGGTTAGAATTATTTATAAATTGGAATACACCAATTACATTATGTGAGGGAATGTTTGATGCCATTGCTATTAAACGAAATGCTATTCCATTACTTGGAAAAACCATTCAAAATAGCTTAATGAAAAAAATAATCAATTCCTCAGTACAAAAAATATACATTGCACTAGATAAAGACGCCATTAAACAAGCGTTAAATTTCTGTGAAACATTGATGAACGAAGGTAAAGAAGTTTATTTAGTTGATATTGACGATAAGGATCCAAGTGATATGGGATTCGTTAAGTTCACTAACCTAATTCAAAATACGTTTCCGTTAACTTTCTCAAACTTACTTGAGAAAAAACTCCAAACAATATGAGTAAAATTAAGCATTCACATGGTCGAATTTTAGAAATATCTGACGACCATAAACAGATTACTTTACCAGATTCTAGATATTATAGAAGAAATGGCGAATATTACCCTTCAGTAACGTATGTGTTAAATTTATATCCTAAAGGAAAATTTTTTGAAGATTGGTTAAAAAAAGTAGGTTACGCTTCTGAACATATTGTTAAAAAAGCAGCAGAAGAAGGTACTCAAGTACATGAATTATGTGAAGCATATTTAAATGGAGAAGAATTATATTTTTTATCTCCAGTAGGTAAACCTCAATATCCATCAAATGTATGGCAGATGTTTTTACATTTTGTAGATTTTTGGGAAGAATTATCACCAAAATTAATTGAAACTGAAGTACATTTATTTTCACAAGAACTTAAAGTAGCAGGAACCTGCGATTTAATTGTTGAAATAAACGATGAATTGTGGTTATTGGACATCAAAACATCCAACCATATACATTCAACATATGAACTTCAAACCGCAGTTTATGGCCAATGTTATCTAGAGTGTTTTGGTAAAAAGATAGATAGATATGGAGTGCTATGGGTAAAGTCAAACAAACGTAAAGCCGCAAAAAACAAAATGCAAGGTAAAGGATGGGAAATTTTAGAATCAGAAAGAACATTTGAACAAAATATTGACATATTTAAAACCGTTAAAAAATTGTTTGATTTAGAAAATCCAACTTCATCCCCATCATTCGAATCATTTAGAACCACTGCAAAACGAAAAGATATATAATATTTATAATGAGAGAGAATTGGGATTCCTAAATTCTTTTTCGTATATTGATATTATGATAAAACTTACTCAACTATTACAAGAAGCACTTTCCAATCCAAAAGCTATAATCATGGCCGGAGGTGCATCCGTAGGTAAATCTACGGTACTCAAATCGATTGATCCTATAATTAAGGATTTTGACAATCTAAACGCAGATAAATATGTTGAAGATAAAGATTCCCCAATGTATGGGAATTTAGCTGCTGCGGCTTCTCAAGTAAAAAAACAAGATTTACCAAATGCTATAAAAAATCAAAAGAATCTTGTTTACGATACTACTGCAGCTAATTTATCTACTTTACAACCAATTCTAGATGAATTAAACAGTAATGGGTATGAAACCATGATGATTATGGTTTATGCCCATCCTATTGTTTCATTTTTAAGAAACTTTAAGCGTGAACGTAAAGTACCAGCAGTTGGCGTTTTAGGAACATGGGCTAATGTATATAATTTATTAGACGAATATAAAAATATATTCGGTGATAAATTCGTATTAGTAAATTCTCCATCTGGACCTGAAGAACAAAAAGAAATAGCCAATTTTGAACAAGCATATCAAGATGGTAAACTACCAGAATATTTTAATAATTTATTATCTACAGGAGAATTCGCTTCTACTTTTAAAAAAGACGATTCAACTTTGTCTCCTGAAGAAAAAGTAAAAAGAGAAAAACAAAGAGAAGCTACTCGTAAAACATTAGAAAAAAATATTGAAAAAATTGCTACCACATATGGGGATATTCAATCTAAATTAGACCCAATTGATAGTAAAGAGTTGCCTAATATTGTTAAAAACTTTGTTAAATGAATTTTTTAGTTAGAGAACTTATACAACCCATATTAGAGGATTTTCAAATTGAAATGCCTCAATCTAATGAGGTAGTAGCTTTGTTTGGTGGTGGTTTTAAACCACCCACAAAAGGACATTTTGATGTTGTTAAGCAAACACTCAAAGATTACCCAAATATAACTGAATTCCAAATAGTAATAGGAGGAGGTACTCGAGATGGTATTACTCCCGAAATGTCTATGAAAATTTGGGAAACATATAAGCCATTACTTTCAGATAAAATAAAGTTAATTTCATCTGTATCTCCACTTACATATATTAAAGACTATATTAAGGAAAATCCAAATACAGAAATATATACAATAGTAGGTGCTAGAGAAGGTGATGAACAGGATGCTAAAGATTTTGAACAACGTAAAGCCTTATATAAAAAACATAGTGATAATGTTAATGTTATAAAATCAGAAAGTGAAAATGGCATTAGTGGAACTAAAGCACGTAAAACATTATCTAATAATGATTTTGAAGCATTTATAAATTATTTACCCAGTGAACTAGATCCTGCTGCTCAACAACAAGTATGGAGTATTTTAGGTAAAGAAAAAATTGAAGAAATGTCTCAAGTGGCTATTCAATCAGTTGAAGATTTTGCTGATAAGGAATTAAATCCATTGGATATAGAATTTACAAGCCATTTCTTTGATAGATTAGTAGATCCTAGGAATATTAAGCCTATTTCATCAGCTGAACTTATTGGATTTTTTAAGCGCTTAGCTAAAAAGAAAAAGCAATTATTTGATTTTCTTTCTAAATATAAAGAAATAGTAGCTACAGATAACCGTACAGATATTAATATACCATTAGTGAAGCAATCAAATACTGCTATTGCTAAAACTATAATGCGTAAGAAAGATTTCAAAACACCTGATCCTAAAATTGAATTTAGTGAGAGTTTAAATGAAAGTGTAAATGATTCATTTGATGATGCTTTAAATTCATTAATTAGATATATGGTTGATCAAGGTATGGATATTCAACCATTACCCACGTTAAAAATCATAGATAATGATGTAGAAAACGCTAATAACGTTTTAGGTAAAACGGCGTATTATGATCCAAATAATTGTTCTATAACGCTTTATACGCTGAATAGACATCCAAAAGATATATTACGCTCATTTTCTCATGAAATGATTCATCGTATTCAAGATAACGAAGGTAGATTAACAAATATTAATACTACTAATACTAATGAAGATGGTGATTTACCTGAATTAGAAAGAGAAGCATATTTAAAAGGAAACATGACATTCAGAAATTGGGAAGATTCAATTAAAAATCAAAAATATATTAGAGAATATAAAGAGTATGCTTTAAATGAATTATTTGAAAAAGATCTTCCTAATATTAAAAAGATATCACCTACTAAATATATTGTAGGTAATGAAGATGATATCGAAGCAGAATATTTTTTCAAAATAGAATTCGATATTTTTGATGAAAACCCAACCCCAAATAATTGGTCAGTTAATTGGAGATTTACTGATAATAATCAAAATACATCACCTGAAGCTTGGAAACAAGTAACTGCTACCTCATTTAAAGTATTAAATGATTTTATTCAAGACAAAAAACCAAAATCAATTACAATATCTGGCAATACTGAGGCTAAAACTAACATATACAAATCGGAATCATTTCTAAAAAAACTAGAAACATTATTTAATAATCAATATAAGATAGATAATAGTAATGAAGATAAAATAGTTATAAATCTAATTGAAAATATTTCCCAATCCAATGTCCAAAAACGTATGGATACATTAAATGAGTCTTATGAACAAGCTTTAGATTATTGGCAAAATGGAGATTTAAATTCTAAAAGTAAAATAGAACGTTGGAATGCTATTAAACGTAAAATAGAAAGAGAAGTTTTACAAGAAATTTATCAAATTAAATGAAATATAAATTAACAGATATATATAAACAAATTAGAGAAGAGGAAACAGCAGCTCAAGTATCACAATATAAAATATTTTGTGATATGGATGGTGTACTATGTGATTTTGATAGACGATTTGAACAATTTGGAGGAATGTCTCCTAAAGAATACGAATCAAAATATGGTATTAAAGAATTTTGGGAACTTATAGATAAAAAAATAGGTGTTCAATTTTGGTCTAAAATGCCATGGATGTCGGATGGTAAACAACTTTGGGACTATATTAAAAAATACAATCCATCTTTACTTTCAGCTCCATCCAGAGAAGCATCTTCTCGCTATGGAAAACATTTATGGGTAAAAGAAAATATACCTGGAACTAAATTGATTTTAGCAAATAGAGAAAAGAAAAAAAATTATTCTGGAAAAAATCAAATACTTATCGACGACCGCCCTGATAATATTAATGAATGGAAGGCAGCAGGAGGTATAGGTATTTTACATACTTCAACATCAAACACAATTAACGAATTAAAGCAACTAGGATTATGAAATACCAATATAAATTAGTAAAAGAAAATGAAGGTGAAGAAGAAGTTAGTGGATTAAAAGGAATACAATCCCAGAATGAATTAGTATTAACAGCCTTAGAAGGACGTACTGCTAAAGAACTTCTTGATATCATTAATGATCCTGCTAACTTAGATAAAGTATATGCTAAAGAAGCTTCTGGATTGAAAGATATCAAAATTAAAGTATTTGGTGATATGCCTAATGCTCGCTATAGATTAAATGATAATATTGCTATATATAAGGAAAATGGTACTTCTCTTTATTCCAAAATAGAAAATGCAGTTGGTGCAAAATTTGATAGAAAAGGAGCCGAAATTAATAAAGATAAAGCAGGTAACATTCGATTTATTTTTCCTAAAAATAACAAATACAATGTAGATTTAGTAGAAAAGTATTTTAATACTATGGACAGTGGTGAAAAAGCTAAAAAAGCCGATTTACGACCTAAAGAAGTAGATGAACTTACATTAAGATTTCCATTAAGTGATGGTCCAACTCTTAGAAAAATATTAGATAATGCTAATTTAGAATCAGGTAAAGATTATAAGTTGGGCAAGCAAGAAGCAATAAAAGAAGATTTACGCAGTTTAGTTAAAAAAGAAATTACAAAGTTTTATAAAAAATAATTTATGTCAGAGAACGTTTTAAAAAAGGATTTCAAACAGAAAGATGTTCAACGTCTTCGTAATCTTGTTCAAGGCAAGTACGGAGAAAGAACTACTGTGGGAATCGGTTATGAGAAGAAAAAAAGTTTTCATGATGAAGGAGATGTGTGGGAAGAAGATGGTAGACAATGGACCATCAAAAATGGCATTAGGCAAAATCTTACTAAATTAGATAAAGCAAAGAAATCAGTAACTTTGCCGCTTTTTTGTCCTTGTTGCTCTAATTTAATGAAAAATAAATTCGATAAACTATTTTATATTCAATATAATAGATGCTTCAATTGTCAAATTGACTTTGAAACAGATATTCGTAAAATGGGATTATGGGAAGAATATGAAAAAAATATCATCAATTCAGATGTAGATCATCTTATTAAAGATTATAATGTTTGGATGGATGAAGTTATCAATGGTTCAAATGAAAGTTTTATCACTGAAGCCGGAGATATTGAAAAATGGGATGGCTCAGCAAAGAAAAAGTTGTTAGAAAATAAAGAAGAAACAATTAAATATTTGCAAACCTTAAAACGATGAAACCATGGTCCCAGTTCCAATTTATCTAACAGTTGTAACAGCACTAATAACAGCAATTTTTGGTCCTATTATTGTAGAATGGGTTAAATCCCGATTCTTTAAACCTAATAAAGATGCATTAGGTGAATCTATTGATACAGATGAAAAAATAGACCACCAGTTAGAAATCTTAATGAATGAACTAAATTGTGATAGAATGTGCATTTCCCAATTCCATAATGGGGGACATTTTTATCCTACAGGAAAATCAATTAAGAAATTTAGTATTTTTTATGAACGGACTACAAATAGGACTGCAACAATAAAAGATACATTTCAAAATATTCCTGTATCTTTATTTCCTAAGGCATTTTCCTTATTATATAGAGACGGAGAAATTATAGTTCCTAACACTAATGAAAGTACGGTAGATTGTGGTTTATTTCAAGTTAATGGAAAATCATATAAAACTAAATCGTTCTATGTTTTTTCCATAAAAGATATAAATAACAATTTTATAGGTTCTTTAACTATTTCATATTATGGTAAGAAACATTCCTTTACTCAAGAAGAATGGATATTAGTAAGACAGAAAATAGGCGTAATAGGAGCAATTTTAACTGACTACTTGCACGGAAAAAGATAAACGCAATATTTATAATAAAATATACTATAATGAATAATTCATTTGAACATATGCAAAAATTAGCTTTTGGTAAAATTATTACTGGGGCTGAAAAAGAAGTTTTAACTGAGAATGCACTTAAAGCTAAAATTAAAGAATTAGTCCATTCATCTTTAGGTGAAGCTAAGAAAAAGAAAAAAGATGCAGATGTAGCTCCTCAAGAAGATATAGATCTAGAAATGGATGCTACTGAAGAAATGCCTGAGGATACTATGGCCCCTGAACCAACAGATGGAGCAGATATTGATCCAACAGTTAAATCAATCCAGGACTCACTTCAAAAAGCATATGCTTTAGCCCAACAATTAGGCGATGAAAAATTAGCAACCCAAATAGGTAATACACTTACTATGTTACTTAGAGATCAAGTATTAGGTCTTAATAAACAACAATAAATAAACAAATAAATAAACAAAAACAAACATTTATGAATTCACAAGAACTATTTGAACAAATTAGTGGGTTATTCGAAACAGCAAAAGAAAACCATGCTGAAACAACTAAAGCCGCTAAAGGTAGAGCACGCAAAGCACTTTCCGAAATGAAAAAACTTATTGCTGCTTACAACAAAGCTTCTGTTGCCGAAGTAAAAGCAAAGTAAAATGGCACAACTTACCCCAAGAGAACTAGCAATCAAAAATCAACTCTATAATCAATATAAACAAAACAAAAATGAGTTTATAAAAGATTATGGGTCCGATGCTGAGCGAGTTATGTTGGGGAGAGCAATTAAATTAGCAAAATCAATGGCTGCAAAAGACGACAAACAAAAAATTAAGGAAATGATTAAAAAGGCCCTTCAAGGGCCTATTTCCGAAACTGAAGAAATCAATTCAATTGAGTATATACAAAATCGTAGACCAATTGAAAGTAATCCTGAAGATGTAATTAAGTTGGATGTTCCATTACTTATTCGTATAATGGAATACGCTAGAGAAGATGCTAAAACAGATATGGATTTACATTTTGCTGCTGAAAACATGATTCAATTATCAAAAGCAAACAGAATTCTCAATATGGGGGATTATGAAAGCATTGTTTCTCCATACGTAAAAATTGATTAAAATGACTAAAAACGAGTTTAGAGATAGAATTAAATCTTTAGTTAAACAAGTATATTCAGGCGCAACCAAATCAACAGAAGTAGATTTAGATGAACCCGATATTGTATCTTTAGATACAACTCGTTTTCCAGTATTAGTTAAATTTCCAACACTTAGAGATACCATTATTAAATTATTAACAGATCAATACGATTTGTTTTTAAAAGACATTGAATGGGTAGCACCTCGTCCTACTACATTTCGTATTGTGTTAGCAAACGATCAAGTATTTTACTTGATATTCACTGACAGAACATGGATTGGTAAAGTAGAAGGTAAAAAATATTACTTATTAAACATAAGTGAAGAACAAAATTGTGTTGAATCTATAGCTAGAATATTATCTTACGGTGCTAAAGTAGTAGTAGATACTCCAACTGAAACACCAGTACCTGAAACCCCAGCAGAAGAGCCAGCACCTGAAACACCTGCTGAAGAAACACCACCAACAGCATAATGGATATTTTAGAAAAATTTTTACATAGTGTAGCTTACAAATTCCCCAAAGGATATCCTGACATGAATAATGAGCAGGATATCAATCTTTTAGCTAGTTTATTAGAAGGATTAGGAATTGACTTAAGTGAAGATAAATCTTCTGACAGACAAGAAGCTAAAGAAATTTTAAAAAGAGAATTAGATTTAACAGATCAAGACTTTAAAGATAGCGGATTGCAATTTTATGTTCTAGTACCTGGAAATCAAAGACTATCATTTGTAGATAAAATTGAAAATATAGATACAGGAACAGATAAAAAATTTGAATATAATTCAACACCATCTGCATTCTCATCCTTAGGTTATTTTATGTATGGTAGTGTAAAGTTTGGAATTAAACCAGGTGAAAAACAAGGTGGAAAATCCGCAGGTTTAGATAATGAAGATAATTTTGTTAGTATTATTAACTCATTATTAGAAGATGGTCCTAAAGATATAAAAATAACAGATGGTGAAAATACAGTAGTATATAAAAATATTACTCAAGCTATGGCTACTGGTAGATCAGTTTCTGATTACTCTAAATCTGATGTTAATTTTTATGATGGTGAAACTGATAAGGGTGGTTTATCTTTGAAAAAAGAAAATGCAATATATTGGGAATCGTCTGATGTCAGATTTAAAAATGAAGTAAGTAACTTAGTCAAAGCTATTACTAGTGGTAAATTAGGTGATGAAATATCTTATATTCCATATACTGATATCAGAGGAAATACAGATCCAGGTATTATTAAAATGTATAATAAGAAAGAAAATAAACCAATTGCGGGTATTATAGTAAAAGATTTACCCCAACAAGATATACAACAAGTTATTTTCGGTAATGATAATGTACCAGTAGCTGTTGCTACTTGGAGATCAAGTGATTTTACTGTTGAAGAAGATACAATTGTAGTTAAAGCTAAAAAGTTATATACTACATTAAAAGATATTGAAAAAGATAAATCACTTCCCGTATTGAATATCAGACATGATAAAACAAGAAGATCATCAAAAGGGTTAAGAGCTTTATTACAAACTGAAAAATCTTTATATAAGGATGAATCTCTAAAGGGCAACAATGTTGAACTTTCATATAACAAAATAATGTCATAATATTTATTGGTATGGAACGTATTAAACAACTTATTCGAGAAGTACTTTCTACCCCACCCAAGAAGGAATCATGTAACTGCGGTTGCCATTCTTGTAAAAATGTAGGAAACAAAGGCCCAGTCTTAAACGAAAGCTTAAATGCTAAAATCGTAATGACTGAAAACATGCAATATCATGTTACTAATAAATTACCACTTACAGAAAATACATTTCGTTACGGATCCCAAGCATTCTTAGATTTATGGGCTGAAGCTCGTTACTTATATTCTCGTAATGCTATTCACGTAAATGATGACGATAAAGAAATTTTACTTGAAACTAATTTAGGTGAATATGGAATGTATGAAGGTAAAAAAGTAGCATTAGATATGCCTATGTTAGAAGATGATTCACTAGCGGCTGATGAAGAAGAAATAGCTGACGAACCTATATCTGAAACTGATAAAAAGAAAAATCCACCAATTGGAAAACCAAAACGTGGTGGCTCTAAAAAGTTTTATGTGTATGTTAGAAATAAAGGTAAAATTAAAAAAGTTAGTTTTGGAGATACAACAGGACTATCAGCTAAAATAAACAATCCTCAAGCACGTAAAGCATTTGCTGCTCGTCATGATTGTAAAAATAAAACAGATAGAACAAAAGCATCATATTGGAGCTGTCGCTTACCTAGATATGCTAAATTATTAGGATTAAAATCATCATTTTCAGGATTTTGGTAATATGAAACTATTAGAACTTAGACAACTTATTCAAGAAGAACTACGTATAGTACGTGAGAGTTCTGCTTCAAAACTTTATAAAGTAGAAGGACTATTAGTAACAAATACTGATAAGAAAACCCAATCCCAAATAATTTCAGATATCAGATCAATCCCAGGCATCACAACAGTAGATGCTCAGGAATATGTTCCTCGTTTACCTAAAAAAGGATACACATACGATAGACTAACTGTCAAGGTCGACCCATACCCATACATTAAAAAAGACGGTAAATTTGATATAGAAACGATTAAACAAGTAATCGCAAGTATTGGTGGTATTAAAGGAATAGTTAAATTTAGAGTTGATAACCCTCAATTAATCAACATTGGGATATGATTAGCCTAATTGAATTACTAAAAAATATTCTTCTAGAAGAAAAAACAAAACGTGACAGATGTTTACGTATTGCTGATCGCAAATTTGATAAACCATCTGCTTATAAATCAGGTGCTGTAGTTAGATGTCGTCAAGGTAGTATTTGGAAAAATTTAAAAGAAGAAGAACAATTAGATGAAAGTAAACAGGTAGGAACAATCTATCATTATACTACCTTCAACTCCGGATTAAAAATACTACAATCTAATCAACTTAAATCTGGAGAAACAGCTGATAGTACAAAATCAAAGCCAGTATTTGCAATATCATTCACTAGAGATAAAAGATTTCACGATAATCATGTAGTTGGATTTGAAGAATCTAGTTTTGGTAATAAACCACAATTACGATTTACAATTGATGGAAATAAACTTAGTAATAGATATAGTGTACAACCCTATTCACAGCAAGGTGCTTTTAGTAAGGATAGAAAGGATTTTGAAGCAGAGGAAAGAGTAATTTCTGATAAAATGTTCACAATACCATTATCTGATTACTTGATTAGTATTGATTTATTAATAGAATATAAGAAACCCTCTAAGAACTCTGATTGGATGGATGAGATCAATTATGAAGAGTATGCACCATTAAGAGCTAAAATTATTAAATTCGCACAAGATAAAAACATACCTATTAACTTAATAGTTAATAAAAATGGTGATCCATGGCCCGATAAAGCTAAAAAAACTATTATACAAAAAATACTTAATTGGTTTAGAATAAAAGAAGCTGACGACCCACAAGCAGGTAAAGCTGCTCCTTACGGCTCAGGCTATTCTAAATTAAAAGACATTATTAGAGAAATTATACAAGAGGACGAATCACTCCGCAAATGGTTCAAGCGTTCAGGTACACCTGGTAAAAAAGGTGGATGGGTAGATTGTAATGCACCAATTAGAAAAGATGGTGAAATAACAGGATATAAAGCGTGTGGTAGAGAAAAAGGAGAAAAACGCTCAAAATATCCTTCATGTCGTCCTACAGCCGCAAAATGTAAAACACCTGGAAAAGGCAAGAAATGGGGAAAAACAAAATGATAAATATATGGATAACTTTGATTTAAGAAAATATTTAGCCGAAGGTAAATTATATGAAGCAGTTATGGCTTGTCCTTTACCTACTCAAAATCTAGAACTAAATACTAAAAATAGAGACTCAGCTATTAAAGCAGATTATATTAAATATGGTCCTTTAAATGTTGATGAACCTGGAGATTACTGGGATGAATTAGCAGAACATTGGGATACAACAGTTGAAGCAGCTCAACAATCTTTATGTGGTAATTGTGCCGCATTTGATATTTCTCCTAGAATGGAAGATTGTATGCCTGGGTCGCTATCTGATGACGATGGTAAATTAGGATACTGTTGGATGCATAGTTTTAAATGCCATTCAGCTCGTACTTGCAGAACATGGGCTAAAGGTGGTCCTATAGTTAAAGATAGTATATCTTATGATTGGCAAGAACGCAAAGGAGAATGACCCCATATACCGACATAGAAGTTACAGATACTTATATTGTTCGTGAATTTAACGAAAATATAGATCCAATCGAATTAATGTGGCATCGTGACAATGAAGACAGAACATTAGAAATAGTTGGTGAAACAAATTGGAGAATACAATTAGACAATAAATTGCCAATCTTACTAGAAAATCATATATTTATACCAAAACACGAATGGCATCGTGTTATTAAAGGAACCGGAACATTAAAATTAAAAATATACAAATGAAATCAACTGAATTAAGACAACTTATCCGCGAATCAATTAATGAATATATTAGTGAAATTGACGATGCAGGAAATGTGGCTGCTTTAGAAGCCAAAATGAATAAAACTCAAGAAGCAATTGAACTTCGTGAGAAAAAAATAACTATGGATGGTTTAGATGAAGCTTATCATGATATGCTTGATAAAGGCAAAATGAAAGAACTTGGTAACGAAGTTAAAGCATTGAAAAAAAGTTTAGCTAAATATGAAAAACAATTAGATAAACTTAAATCAAAAGGTACTAAAACTGAAAAAGCTGAAGATAAAGAAATTGTTGATGAAGTTGAAATTGATGAAACATTTCCTGAATCTGGATCTCAATTAGAAGAAAATGAAGGTAGTGATCTTAATTCAATGTCTGATTATGATCTAATGTCTTATGCCGAAGATGAAGGTATGGAAGACATGATTGTAAGAGATGGTGAAGGTGGATTAGCTAACCGTGAAGAAATCATCGCTGCACTTTCAGAAGGCAGTAATTTACCTTCTGCTCCTTCTCATGAAGAAACTGATGCTAATCAAGTTTATGAAATGTTAACCATGCAAAAAAGAGCAGGTATTATTACTGAATCTCAATATAAAGCTAAAGTAGAAGAAGCAAGAAAATCATCTAAAAAGTAACATATAGACCGATTCATAGCCGATCGCTCGAAAGAGACAAAACATCATGGATCTGTGGCCCATTTTTCGAAAGAAAGGTGGGCCACTTTAATTGGGATTTCAAAATAAAAAATTTTATATTAGGGGGATGGTCTGATGGAAGTTTACCATATGTATAATAAAACAACATGACTAAAATTTACATATTAGAAAGAAATGGAGTTCCGTTTTATGTAGGTAAAACATTACAAGAAATAAAAGAACGCTTTCATACTCATGGTATTAAAAAAGAAAATAGTGAAATAATTGAAATTGATTGCGTTGATGATAAAGAATGGAGATTTTGGGAATCATGGTATATTGAATTATTTAAAGTATGGGGATTTGGATTAGAAAATAAGAATAGTGGAGGAGGAGGAAGAGGACCAGGATGGGTATCATTGCCGGAGCGTGGAATAAAAATAAGTAAAACATTAAAAGAAAGAAATCATTCACAATATTATACAGACGAAGTAAGACAAAAAATGTCTATTCCTCAAAAGGGAAAATCAAAACCATTTACTAAAGAACATAAAGAAAATATTTCAAAAGCCAATTTAGAATCAAAAGGTAAAGTAGTAGAATGTTATGGTTTAGATGGGAAATTTATAAAAGAGTTTAATTGCTTAAGAGAAGCCAAAATTTGGATTACAGAAGAAAAATCTATATATTCACCTAATATTGATAAACAAATAAAAGACTGCTGTAATGGTCGTCAAAAAACATGTCATGGATACAAATTTAAATATAAATAATCAAATGGAAAAAAAGAAAATTGTAGTAGTTGGAGGCGGAGTCTCAGGAATATGTGCTATTACTAAACTAGTAGATAATGGATATCCCGGAGAACTAATTACAGTTATTGATAAAGGTAGCGATCCATACGTTCGTAAACCTGAAGAAGTAATGACTGGATTCATGGGTTGTGGTCTATGGAGCGATGGTAAACTTACCTACCACACAGCAATTGGAGGAGTATTATCTAAATACTGTGGTGAAGAAAAAGCAATGGAGTTAATGGACCAAGTTATTCAAATGGTAACTAGATTCCATCCAGATCCTTCCCAAATTATGAAATCGGATCCTCAAGCAGAACCTGACTTTATTAAACCCCATTTTGGTCTCCGTTTATTTCCAGTATACCACATAGGTACCGATTATTTACATGAAATAGGAAAACGTTGGTATGACTATCTTGTAAGTAAGGGTGTGAATTTTTTATGGGAAACTGAAGTAAAAAATATAAATTTTGAAACTAATTATATAACTTATTCTTATAATGAAGATAATAAAGAATGGCATAATGCAATCTTTGGAGATACTATAATATTTGCAGTAGGTAAATCAGGTATTGACTTTGGTAAACAACTAGCAGATGATTATAAATTACCTACAGAACCTAAATCAGTACAAATAGGTGTACGCTTTGAAGCACCACAAAAATATTTTCAAAAATTAATTGATGTATCATACGATTTTAAATTATACCAAAAATTCGATAACGTATCTCTACGTTCATTTTGTACAAATAATAATGCAGCTTATGTGGCTGTTGAGAACACTTATGGGGATGTAAGTTATAATGGACATGCTAAAAAAGGAGAAGAATATCGTAATGATATGACTAACTTTGGTATTCTAATGGAAATTAAAGGTATTGAAGATCCATTTGAATGGAGTAGAGAAGTAGTAAATGCATGTAATATAATTGATAATCAAACAGAAGAAAAATTAGGAGGAATATATTATTCTCCAAACCAAACTAGACAACCATCAAATACATCAGAAGGAGAAATAGTTAAATCTCAAGCAATACCAGAAGAAGTATTACCTTTAATAAGATCAATATTTGGTGGGTATTTTGAATATATTGAAAATTTCATTGACCAAATGAATGAAGTATTTGAATTTGGAGATGATTGGGGAATGTATATCCCAGAAGTAAAATATCTATCTCCTGAACCTTTAGTTGATTATACCAACTTAGCATTAACTGAGTATCCAAATGTGCATTTTGTAGGAGATGCCTTAAGTGCACGTGGTATTACAGTAAGTGGAGCACATGGAATTTATGTTGCAGAAGATTTATTGCAACATAAACTTGATGAATATCCGGATTTCATAGAACACTATTAAACTTTGTCATAGTTTAATATATGTATAACAAAAACATATTTAAAACTCAATGGAATTAAGAAAATACATCCGCGAAATGGTTGAGGCTGAGCTTGATGAAATGGCTCGTATCTCAACAAACATCAAAATTGGTGATCCTGAAAAAGCAGCTATCGCAAAAGAATTATATGCTGGAACTTGGTACGGCGATATGATTGACTATGTTGAAGAATCAGGAGCTACTGGCATTCCCCAACCTGAACTAGCAAGAATGTTAGGAAAATCAGGACAACAGGCTATCAATCCTAAAGTTAGGGATTTTCTTGAATCAAACATTTTCACTAAAGGTGAATTGTCTATTCCTAAACAGGAAAAACCAGAAGCTAGTGGTATTAAAGGTCGTCCAACTTCCGAAAAAACATTAATGGCTAAGGACGTTAATTCTAAGATGGAAGCAGATGGTAACTACGAACCAACAGAAGATGAATTAGCAATGTTAGGAGCTGAGTTTGTTGAAAAACTTAGAGCACGTGTTAAAGGTACTTTAAGACGCGGTCGTCCTGCAATGCCTTCTAAAGCAAAAGATGGTATGATGGCAGCTATGAAAAATATGGCTAATGCTGAAGATACAGATATGGATGGAGATGTTGATGACGAGGATTTAGATGATATTGCTGAATCAACTTCAATTAATGAATCATTTACTCGCATGCAAAAATTAGCAGGTATTATTAAGTAAATTATATTAAACAAATTTTAAATTGT